CGGTCGGATCGAAGAACCGGGCCGGATCACCCTCGTGAGGTCTGACGTGATCGACAACAGTTGCGGGCTCACCGCATTGGCGGCAGCGCGGAAACTGTCGAAGAAAGGCTCGGCGCTCCTTCCTCCAAGCAAGCGAGTTCAGCAATGCAACAGAAGCCTGATCGCGATGGTCGGCGTAGTCACGGTCACGAGCGGCTTTGTCGCGCCAACCGAATGGTCGGTGCGTCGGCGGTCTATGAGGCATGTCCGTGATTTCAGATCGAGTGCCCTCAGGGGCACAATGATTCGAGGATGCCCAACTTTATAACCATGGCGGATCAGAATGTCGCGCGCTTTGATGTCGCGACATTTTTACCTGGTTGATCGTTACTGCAATCGCGAAGAGAGCCCTTCGATAGCGAAAGCTTGCAGTCGATCGGTGGATTCCAAACTCCCAACAGATGGTTTTCCACCTCGCTCCATTCACTCTCGCCCACACCAACCGCTGGTCTTCCCTGCTGAGGCAGCGCAGCCATTCCAGAGCCGCTTCCATCTTCGTGATATTTCGTGGCGACGGCCGAGCCGGAAGGGGTGGACCTTCGGAGGTGCGCCGTGATTCGAAGGAGTCCCTGAGTATCTCCGGCCAAAGATTGTAGTAGCCACGTACGCCGGGCTCCGGCAACACGCGGATGACGTCAGCTGCTTGCTTGAGCTCCAGCTCGACGTCCTGCTCGGTCCAGACGACTTTCTCCGTCATTTAGTGCCTCCTACCAGCTTTCGAGGTCGACACTGCCAAATAGTCGAACGTGTTCTCTCCAACGCGACGTTGCACAAGAAGAACTTGTCCGAGTTCATAGGCGAGCCAAACTCGATCTCGCAGGCGCCGAAGAATCGCTTTTGCACGTACAGCACCGACCTCGGTGTCAATCATCAAGAACCCACGGTGATACCGGCACCAACTTCCCGGGACGGCACCCCCAACCCATTCGCAGAATTCCTGCTCCGTTGTCACGGGGAAGACGATCGGCGCTATTTTTCGCTGAATTAGAAACGCAACTGACATGAGCAGACCTTTCTCGATGATGGTGAGAATGCGAACGCCGGGGGATTAAGCAGCAGCAGCCAGACCAGCCATGGTTAAGCGGAGCTGGATTTCCCGCCTTTGCGAGTAGAGCGACGATCTCGCAATGTGCTCGGTGCGGACGACGTCGGCGGGTTTATCTTCGAGCAGAAAACCCAACAACTTTCGCTGGGACTCCGTCAAAAACTCGAGCGCGTGCACCAGCTGGAGTCGAAACTCGACATCCTGCTGCTGATGAACCTGGCCGACTACATCTTCGTCGAGCTCGTCGCCCTCAAGGTTACGCGGGGCTTGGTATTCTCGGTAGAGCAGCCGGTCGAGGAAGAATTGGCGAGCAAGTTCCGATGTGCGGTGTTTAAAAATGATCGCTACGAAGGAGCGGAAGCTGCCGCGGGACCGATCAAATCGGGGCAACCGCTTCACGAGATCCAGCAACAGCTCTTGCTTGATGTCCTCCACGTCGTGATCGGGGAGTTTCAGCCGCTTGACCAGCCTAGCCGCGACACTCCGAGCACGATGGTCTGCGAACTCAAGTTCCGTCTTAGCGAGTTCAGGTTGGGCGTAGCCTTCGTTCATAAGGACCTCCTAGGCCGAATCATTCGGCAAGAGGCCTCTTTCAAAGCACCCCTTAAAGCGGATTAGGCAAGGCAATCAGATTTGCCGAGCCTACTTTTTTCGCGGCTTGCGTGGAGACTGTTCTTTCGCCCGAAGTAATTCGATTTGCCGCAAGAGCTCTGGTGGGGGCTCTTGGAGCCGAAAATGCCCGAATGGCCCAAGCGGCTGAGGTTTCTTCCAATTGGGCGGCATCGCGAATGCCGAATCCGGGCTAGCTAATGGCGCTGAAGATTTGTTGGCAGCCGGAGACCGGTAATTGCCCTGCTCCAGGGCCTCCATAGCCTCAAGCAAAAAGCATCCGAGGTCATCCGTAGCCGAATGAGAAGCCACTTCCCCGTCGATGAATTCAAACTGATTTAATGCAGCGCCGCGAGCAGCCCAGGCAGCCCAGAGATGACGCACCGGCGTCATGGTTTCCCACCATTTTCGTAGAGTCCGTTCGGCGGTCCTTTGCTTGGCTTTTCCAAGTACGCGCGCTGCGACAGTGGCGAGCGTATTAAAGCTCGCCCTGTTTCCTATCCCTGGAACTTTCGACAGGGCAAGCATGTAGCAATATATCAATCCCACCGTCGTTCCCGTGTCATAGCGCTTGTCAGCCTCTGCCTTCAGGACTGAAGGGCTTGGATTGTGTCTGATTAGCTCGACAACGGTCGGGCTCGCCCACAATTTCTTACTGACACAAAGGTTAGCTACCGCGTCGACGATGATTTCCGCCCGCTTTCCTTGTTTATCCGGAAAAAGCATAACGCTGAAAACATTCAGCACCGCGTCCTCGCGGAGATTGCCGTCGGTGTCGCAAACCTCCAAAAGCGGCATAGGACATCTTGCTTTGGACGAATTTCTAAAAGGACCAGTACTTATTATCAGTTTGACTAGAGCTCATCCAATCACCCGGTGCTCGGAGGTCCCACCGTAGTGACTTAGGTTAGCCAAAGCCAAATCAGCTGCGGGTCTTCTCACGATTCTTGCCCCCGCAACCAACCACACGCGGTTGCCGCTGAAGAACGTCGCCTCGGGTGGCTCCCATCGCCGAAACAGCAGAGCGGGCACCGGTCTGGCCTTACGCCCCGCGACCAAAGGTCCTGCCTCCGGGCAGTTGCCGGCACAGCCGGTGGTTCCTTGGTAAGCGCTGAGCTGTCACGTGGCTGACTACCACTACCGGCTCCGCGCTGGAGGAAGCCAACATCCTCCGAGAGCGACACGGGGACAACGTGTCGGGGATTCGATGAGAATCCAAGGAAACAAGTATCTGGAGTCCCAATTAGACTCTCCCGCTAGTCGCGGGCCCGATCTTGGAAGCAAAATCCGCTCCAAGACCTTGGGAGAGAAAGGCCCGCAGTGTGCTCCTGTCCGTGGACCATCCTCACAGAGCCTTTCTTGGACAAAGTTTGATGTCGAACAGTAATTATGAGCATGAACCAATCATCGCTCAGCAAACCACACCGTGACATTCCCGACCACCTCTCAGAACGCATCGGCGAGATCGCCGACATCCTGGCGCGGGGCCTCATGCGTCTGCGCACCCGACAGTCAAGTTATTTAAGCGGCAGTAGCGGAGACTGTTCGCTCGACTGCCCCGCCCACCAGAGCGGTCATGCCAACCCCGACATCAGCGGAGAATGGCATGGCTGATACTGTCCTGGCCCAATTGGCCGCTCTGAAAACCGCGCGGATTGGCGCGCTGAAGCGGAAATGGCGCGATCTCTTTGGAAGCGAACCGCCCCCTTATAACCGGCGCTTCCTCGAACACCGGCTCGCCTACCGGATCCAGGAACTGGTCTACGGCGGGCTCAAGCCCGAAACGCTGAAGCGCCTGCGCGAGCTTGGCGAGGAGCTCGACGGCGGCGATCCTAATCGTCGACGGCAACCTGCCAACGAGCGCCCCATCGCCGGGACGCGGCTGATCCGCGAATACCAAGGTGTCGAGCATTGCGTCACGGTGCGCGATGAGGATTTCGAGTACCAGGGCCGGCCATACAAATCGCTCTCGGCGATCGCGCGCGCCATCACCGGCACGCGGTGGAATGGTTTGCTGTTCTTCGGCATCAAGAACCGGGATGCGCGCCCATGAAGAAGCCGGTCGTCCGCAAGCTTCGTTGTGCGGTCTATACGCGGAAATCGAGCGAGGAAGGCTTGGAGCAGGAGTTCAATTCACTACATGCCCAGCGTGAGGCGTGTGAAGCCTACATCGCGAGCCAAAAGCCCGAAGGCTGGGTCCTGGTCCCCGACCGATACGACGATGGCGGAATCTCAGGTGCAACGTTGGAGCGGCCGGCGCTAAGACGCCTGCTCGCCGACATCGAAGCGCGCCGCGTCGATGTGGTCGTGGTCTATAAGATCGACCGCCTCAGCCGCGCACTGATGGACTTCGCCAAGCTCGTCGAGGTGTTCGACCGCAACAGCGTCACCTTCGTTAGCGTGACGCAATCGTTCAACACGACCACGTCGATGGGTCGGCTGACGCTGAACATCCTTTTATCGTTTGCGCAGTTCGAACGCGAGGTAATCGGCGAGCGCATCCGGGACAAGTTCGCAGCCTCGCGCAAGAAGGGTATGTGGATGGGCGGCTTCGTGCCGCTCGGTTATGACGTCAAGGAGCGCAAGCTGGTCGTGAATGAAGCGGACGCGAAGACTGTCCGCATGATTTTCGAGCGGTTCATCAAGATCGGCTCTGCCACCACGCTGGTGCGGACGCTGCGCGCCGAGGGTGTGACGGGCAAATACGGCAAGCTCGTCGACAAGGGCTTCATCTACAAGCTCCTGAACAACCGCATCTATGTCGGGCTCGCCGTGCACAAGGGCACGGCCTACCCAGGCGAACACCAAGCGATCGTCAGTCAGGCGTTGTGGGACAA